TTACGCTATGTTTGGTGGTGCAACTGGTGATTCAGACACTACATCAGGTAGAATATTTGTAGCTCCAGTCCCAAACACTACATATAGATTTAGAGTGCATTTTAATAAAATGCCAGACACTTTAGAGTCCAGCAATCAAACTAATTATATTAGTCTTAATTTTCCAAATGGGCTATTATATTGTTGTTTATCGGAGACGTATGGTTTCTTAAAAGGCCCGATAGACATGTTGACTTTGTATGAAAATAAATATAAACAAGAGATACAGAAGTTTGCAGTTGAGCAAACAGGTAGAAGACGAAGAGATGACTACACTGACGGGGCTGTCAGATTTAAAATTGAATCGCCTTCACCATAATAGGAGAATAAATTATGGCAATAACATCAGCAATATGTTCTAGTTTCAAACAAGAACTTCTACAAGGTAAGCACAGCTTTGAGTCTTCAGGTGGGCATACTTTTAAAATAGCATTATTTACTAGCTCTGCATCTTTAGGTGCAGCTACAACTGATTACGAAACAACAAACGAAATATCTAATACATCTGGATCTGCATATTCTGCAGGTGGAGCAACTTTAACAAATTCTGGTGTATCATTATCTTCAACAACCGCATTTACAGATTTTTCTGATGTAACTTTTACATCAGCTTCTTTTACTGCAAACGGAGCTTTAATTTATAATACAACAACAAACGGTGGTTCAGGAACAACTGATGCTGTTGCAGTTATAGCTTTTGGTGGTGATAAGACAGCAAGTAATGGGACTTTTAAAATTGAATTCCCTACAGCAGACGCAAGTAACGCGATAATCAGATTAGCATAGGAGGCCGACCATGTCGGTAACTTCAGGATGGGGCCGATTAACCTGGGGACAGGCTAATTGGAACGAAGCCGTAACTTTAAAAACAGGTTGGGGTGCAAAATCTTGGGGTGAAGATGAGTGGGGTGAATTAAAAGATGCCGTTGCTCAACCATCTGGTCTTTCCATAACATCTAGTGTAGGGTCTATAACTCCTGCTGATCAAACTCAAGGATTAACAAGTCAATCTATAACATCATCTCTTGGTTCTATAACACCAGTTCAGATGCAGGTTGGTCTATCTGGTCAATCAATAACTTCTTCAGTTGGATCTCTAACTGTAAATGACATGACAATAGGTTTGTCAGGTCAATCTATAACAGCCTCTGTTGGTGCAATAACACCAAATGATATGACCATAGGAGTAACAGGTCAATCATTTACATCAAGTTTAGGATCTGCTGTAGCCCCTAATAATACTGCGATAGTATCTGGACAGTCGATTACTTCTGCTCAAGGAACTGCTCAAGCAACTGTTGATGTAACAGTATCACCTTCTGGTCAATCATTTACGTCAAGTTTAGGAAACGTAACATTACCAAATGCTACGGCTATATTATCTGGTGTATCAGCTGAGTTTACACTAGGATCTATTGTTGGACTAGGGGGAGCTATTGCTCAACCAACTGGCCAATCAGCTACGGCAAGCGTTGGATCTTTAACAGTTGAAGAGGGTCTAGGATTAACGGGTCAATCGTTTACTGCTAGTGTAGGATCAATATCTCCAGTGGATATGCAGGTTGGATTAACTGGTCAATCAGCTACATTTAACATTGGAACGGTTAATATCTTCGCGTATGGAGATGTTGACACTGGCTCAAATACATCCTATACTAATGTTTCAACAGGTTCGAATGGATCATTTTCGGATGTTGCAACTGGATCAAATACAAGTTATAGTGACGCTGCATAGGAGATAATTTATGGCATCAACATTTACACCTTTAGGTGTTGAACTTCAAGCAACTGGTGAGAACGCTGGTACATGGGGTACGAAGACTAATACAAATTTAAGTCTTATTTCACAATTATTTGGTGGATTTAATTCACAATCAATAGCAGGTGGAGCACAAACAACAAATTTAGATGTTGACGACGGTGCTTTAACTGGAACTGCTCAACACAGAATGATTGAGTTCACGGGAACTATCTCAGGAAATCAAATTGTAACTATACCTGTAGATGTTGAAACTTTTTATATTTTAAGAAATTCTACTTCTGGTGCACATACAGTTGAGTTTAAATATATAACTGGATCAGGAAGTTCTGTAACTTTTTCTGCTACAGATAAAGGTGATAAATTAGTTGTTGCAAAAGCTAACGATGGAACTAATCCTGATATTGTTGATATATCTTTAGGATTACAATCTATCGTATCTGATACATCACCACAATTAGGTGGTAACCTAGACACTAATTCTTTCATGATTGACTTTGATGACGATCATGGAATTAGAGATGAAAATGGTAATGAACAATTACAGTTTCAAACAACAGCTTCGGCAGTTAACCACTTTGACATTACAAACGCAGCAACAGGAAATAACCCTTCTATTTCTGCAGTAGGTGGTGACTCAAATATAAGCATAAATTTAATACCAAAAGGGACTGGTGAAGTACAAGCCAACGGAGTCGGTCTTGCTACAACAGGAAAAGCTATTGCAATGGCAATCGTATTCGGATAAAAGGAGTAAATTATGGCAGCACCAAATATAGTATCGGTATCATCAATCATAGGTGAGTCTCAATTTTTTAATTTAGACACAACCACTAACACAGAATTATTGACCGTAGCGGCAAATAAATTAGTTAAAATTAATAGAATGTCAGTTGCAAACATTGACGGAACAAACGCAGCTGATGTAACGGTTCAAATAGAAAAGGCAACAAGAACTTCAGCAGCAACAGGGTCATCTGTTTCTGGAGCAACTTTTAAAGTAGCTAACACTGTTTCAGTTCCAGCTGATGCAGTTTTAGTTTTATCGGATACACCTTTTTATCTAGAAGAAGGCGATAAATTAGAAGGTGGAGCAAGCGCAAATTCAGATTTAACACTTTTTGTTTCATATGAAGTTATAGACGACGCGTAGGAGGTTTAAATTATGGCTGGCAATGGCGGAATAATTGGACCAACAAACGTAACGTCTCGTGGTAAAAATACATTAACATCAAAAACATCATCTGGTGATGTCACACTACAATCAGGAACTAGAATTGTTCAAACAGCAATCGTAGCTGGTGGTGGAGGTGGAGGTGACAGAGGTGGTGGCGGTGCTGGTGGATTAAGAAATATAGAGGTAAATGCTAAAACAAGCGTAACCGCAACTATTGGTGGTGGAGGTTCAGGAACAACTGAAGCTGGTGCTAGAGGTACTACAACTTCTATAACAGCATGCGGAACAACGGTTTCATCTACTGGTGGAGGAGGAGGAACTGGACCAGGGCCTGGTGGAAGTGCTTGTGCACCTGGAGGATCAGGTGGGGGTGCAACTGTGGATGGTTGTGGATCAATAGCTTTAGTAGGATGTAGTGTTACACCTCCTGCATCAAACGCAGGAGTAGGAACAGCATGTCAAGGAAACCCTGGAGGTTTAGGAACTGCAGGACCTGGAAGTTTTGCTGTTGCATCAGGTGGTGGCGGAGCTGGAGCTGCTGGAGGTGCAGCTGTTAAATGCGGATCGAGTTTTGTATCTGGACCTGGTGGTGCAGGGTTAGATGTTAGTCCTGATTTTCCAGGAGCACCTAATTGTGGTGTGTACGCTGGAGGTGGCGGCGGTGGATCTGATAGTAGACAAACTGGTTCTAGAGGAACTGGTGGAACTGGTGGTGGTGGAGCAGGAGGAAGAACAGGAACAGGAGGAGCAGTTGCTGGAACTGCCAATACAGGTGGTGGAGGCGGTGGAGAAGGAGCATTTCCTGCTGGAGGCTCTGGTGCAAACGGTGGTTCAGGAATAGTTATAGTAAAAGAATTAGACAAAGCTTCAGGAGTCTGGAGTCTTAATGAACAAATAGATCAATTAGATGCAGGTACATGGCCTAAGAGAGAAGCAACAATAAATTATTTAGTGGTCGCTGGTGGTGGTGGCGGTGGTTCACCTTACTCAGGTGGTGGTGCAGGAGGTTATCGTGCATCAGGATTTGGTCCTAGTCCATTACAAGGAACAGCATTAGGTTTAGGTATAGGAAGTTATACAGTAACAGTTGGTGGCGGTGGAACAGGAGATGCTCCTGCTCCAACACATTCAGGTTCATCTTCTAGTCTTTCAAGTATTACGTCAACAGGTGGTGGTGGCGGAACTAGACCAGGAGGTTCAGGAGGTGGAGCCAGTGGAGAGCCATGTGGTGCTGCTAACACAGTAGGAACTGGAAACGCTGGAGGTTTTGATCCACCAGAAGGAAATCCAGGAGGAGCTAATATTCAAGGAGCCAGAAGAGGTGGTGGCGGTGGTGGAGCATTAGAGGCTGGAGGAACAGACGGAGATGGTCAAGGCGGAGATGGAGCACCAAATGCGATTACAGGGACGGATACAACATTTGCTGGTGGTGGAGGTGGTGGTACCGAAGGTACACCAGGATCACCAAGAGCTGGCGGAGATGGTGGCGGAGGTGCTGGTGGTAATGCTTCTAATGGTACAGCTGGAACTGCAAACACTGGAGGTGGCGGAGGTGCTGGTTCTAGAGGAACAGGTAGTAGCGGAACATTTTCTTCAGGTAATGGTGGTTCAGGTATTGTTGTTGCAAGAACGCCAGGCCCTTCTGGAGTTTTATTACAAGCTAGTCCTGGATGTGCAGGTGCAGTTTCTTTAGTGCCAGATGCAGGATACGTTGCTAGCTTTACATCTTCAGGGACTTTAAACATATTAGATACAGGTTGTGGTGTTAATGTAAATTATTTAGTAGTAGCTGGTGGTGGAGGTGGTGGTAAAGCTCAAGGTGGTGGAGGTGGAGCAGGTGGTTATAGATCATCCGCTTTTGGCCCAAGTCCATTACAAGCGGCAACAGAACAACTAGGAACAGGAAAATACACTGTTACAATTGGTGGTGGTGGAGCTGGAGCTACAAGCACAAACAGTAAAGCAACTAGTGGAAGTGATTCTAGTTTTATAGGAATTATATCAGCTGGTGGTGGTGGCGGTGGATCAGAAGGTCCAGGAAGTTCCCCTGCAAGACCAGGTGCTAATGGTGGATCTGGTGGTGGAGGATCAGGACAATCTAATCCAGGATCTGGTGGATCAGGAAATTCACCTGCAGGAGCAGGTATTATGGCTTTCCCTCAAGGAAATCCTGGTGGAACTAACAGCACAAGTGGACCAGGTCATGGCGGCGGTGGCGGTGGTGGAGCAACTGCATCAGGAGCTAATGGAACCACAACAGCAGGTGGTAACGGAGGAGCAGGAGCACCTAATAATATTACAAATACTCCAACAACATATGCAGGTGGTGGTGGAGGTGGAGTAATTAATAATCCAGGAAATGGAGGAAGCGGTGGTGCTGGTGGTGGCGGTGCTGGTCAGAACTGTAACACTGGTTGTGCGGGAGCTGGAACTGCTAACACAGGTGGTGGTGGCGGTGGATCTGGCGGAGGTGGTGATAATGGTGGAGCTGGTGGTTCAGGTATAGTAGTGGTTAGATTTCCTGGATCAACATGTGCAGCGGTAGCACCAGGAACTAATAGTATAGCAACATTACCAGGTCCAGCAGGAGGCTGTAAAGTAGCTTCATTTACTGTATCAGGAACGTTGACTATAAGTTAAAATTAAATTATAAATATAACATTTAAGGAGTAAGAATATGGCACATTTCGCAGAACTAAAAGCAATGA